GAATCTTGTCCAGATCGTGTAATGTCCGTTGCAGTTTCCATGTCAACTTTGTATTGTGGAGCGCCATCTGCGAATTGCATGATCTCTGCTTTGTCCGTAGACGCTGTAGTGACCTCAAAACCCATTTGGGCTACTCCTATGTCCCGCGCCAAAAAGTGGGCGCTTGTGCGTGAATTGGGCTCTCCCGCACTTGAGTCAGTTTGTACAGTTTCTGTCGCTGACTCGTTGCCACAGAAAAGTTTATATATGTATTTTAAATATGTAGTAGACATTTATTTACAAGATCATGGATGTGTCCAAACCCATGTCCATTGGTCCCTGGTGAGCAGCTACTCTCCTCTAAATAGAGGAATTGACAATGTCAATTGCTTCATGATGCAAGCCAAAACGAGAAGGTTGGGAATCTTCTTGAATGGTATCCAATACATCACGCCTATTTTTAGCGATAGACGCCGAGCTAGGGTCGGCGGGTGGTGGTAAGTATTTAGCTTTCCACTCTTCTACTCTGTAATCATACGAGTTATCGAGATTGCGACACATGTGAAACATTTCACAGTCTTTAGCAACTTCTCTTAGTTTCGCTATGTTCTCATCGTAGAATTGTTTGCCATGATTAAACATTTCTATGGCAGCTGAATCCATTGCTTGGGCAGTAACCTCAATCTCTGACAGTGGGTTTCCCCGCGCATCATAATTGTGAGAGAGTAAACTCTTCATTATCGATTTAGGTACGAGTGCTCCAATATGGACATTCAACTCTTCATGCCAAACAGACTTGCGTTTGAGGAACTCAAAATCTTCAAAATCGAGATATGGTTGAAGTTCCTGTTCTTTGTCTGGCATTGTGTAGATTTGACCAATGTTGCTAAGATAAGCAGCAAAAGTTTTGATATTAAATTTCTCATAACCTTCAGCTACCGATCCAGCATTATCGTCTCCATATGTTATCAATGCAACCGCATCTTGAAATTTTACGGAAGCAGGATACAAAGTGTAGAAAAAGCACCGCATGTTAATACTGCCTGCTAAACTGTTCAAAATCACAGTTAAGGAATTGCCACTGATGTGGGTTCCCTCTGTGAAAGAAACGAGATCACCATTAACATCAACAAAAGGAAAAATCACCTCATGTGCTAATGTATGCATGATCCTAAGATGTCTAGGAGTATAATTACATTGAGTTGCCAACTTGCACAACATCCAAAATCCAATCTTGAGATCTTGTGCAGGAATTCGTGTGTCATATTCACGATAGTCACCAGCAATGATGCGTTCTGTTCCATACTTAGTGACGTGTTCATGAAGAGCTTGCCAATCTGGTCCATGGGCGTTAAGCCCAACGGCACACTCAAAAACGAAAGGATTCATCTGTATGACTCTGATAAGAGGAAGAAAATACTTCCTAATTGCCATTGTCATAATAAGATGGGCGACGAAGAAATATCGACACTTATCCTTATCATAAGGTTCACTCTTGAGACACGTTTTAGAAACGAATGTTGGTCGCTCCCCTCTGGCTAGCATTTGTTCTGCTTCAAAGAACTCCTTGCGTATTTCAGCAATGAATTCTCTGTTTCCAGGTTCTCCTTCTAGGTATTCAATTTTGGTTCCAGCATATGGATATGCTGATGTTGAACTCTTGATAGGATCTATGAATTTTACTCCAGGGATCCCATTTACTACCTGATGGTTTGTTAAGGGGGCTGTGTCTTCCCATATCTCTTGGGAAAAGACTTCCGATGCTGCTCGCATATAATCATTGGCTGCAATCTCCATAATCTTATGATCGTGAGGTAGGCCAGGAATAGCGGCAGCGGAGACAGTCTTTTGCAATCCCCACCAATTTGGGTTGATTTTGGGTGGTCTAAAGTTGTTGGTAACATCAAAGATACGCTCAACTGAAGAAGAGATAGGGGTGTTTTTGACAGTGTGCGTAGGTTTTACGCACTTGCCTGTGTGCCCATGGTACATGAGTTGAGATTCTGGTGGCAAATAATTTAAGGGACTCTTAGGATGAGGCTTCACAGCGTCAAACTTTACTGTTCCCATATTGGGTGTTGAAATTACACTAACCGGCATTAGATTACCTGGTCGAGTAGTCAACAATTCAATAGCTTCCAGAACTTCACTCCGTGTAAAAGAGCTTGCCATGCCACTGTGCTTTAGATCAGCACCACCGACGTGAACACCAGCAATACAAGGATATTTGGTATCTGTAACAAGAGGTGCTCCACACCAACCTTGCTGAGATGCCACTGCTAAGTATTCGTACAACAAAGCAGGGAAATCTTTCTGCATGGTGTGTGTTCCTAATCCCTTGACACAACGTCCAGGAATTAGAGAGACATCTCCAGTTTTCCGGCGGCGGACCATTTTAAAGGGCGCACGCTCAACTACTTCCTCAGGAAGATAATCGATAATGCCTCCAAAGTGACCGCCTGTATCCATTCCACAAATACACAAATCATGATTGGCAAGTCGCACGGCATTTGTGCGGCTTAACCGAGTGGCTATACGGCCTCCGGACTTAGTAGGACTGTCTCGGAAACCTGTAACCTCAAAAGATTCATGTTCTTGGAAATAATGATACGGCAACAAGCAATATCCCGAACTGAGTACTAAGATCTGGACCATCAACAGCGATCCATCCTTGCACACTAATTGCGCATAGAACAAATGTTGTTTAACTTTATCCAGAAGATCGGAATGGGTTATGCTTTTGCTTTTGGGCGAAACATTGATAGGACGAATACAAACTTCGCCCCAATCATTGTAACTGGCGTCCCTATTGGCTATTTCAGCTCGCGTGGTGGGTTCAAAAGAACCATGCGGTTTGGCTGTAACAGTCATAGGGGTTAAAGGCTTTTTGTCCTCTTCAGGAGGTGACGCGGAATCAGATTCATCATCTTCTTCTTCATCATCTCCAAAGAAATAAGGACGAATGGTCTCATCATACATACTCGAGAGCTCTTTGTAAATAACTCGAGCTTTGAAGCAAGTATAAATAAGACCAATAGCTGTACTAGCGGCTATAGCGGCGTTGACGCAAGCGTCTCGTCGCCTGGTAGCTAATACAGACAAGGCGTTCCGTCTGCCAATCGTTGGGTGTAAATCTCCATTGCGCGACGAGTGTAATGCTTGATACGATAAGTATACAAAACAACGCCTATTGCAACAGCAATTTTACTGCGGTACAGACTAAAACAGTAATACACAGGAAAGAATATGCAGAATAATCTTAAATTCTCCCATGTGTATGATTTAGCGAAATTCCACTTATCCATAGTAGCCATAACAGCGGCGAATCCAGGAATATGGATTGCCCAGGATGGCAAGAATTTAAGGAAATCGTAAAATCGGAAGAACCACTCTGCCTGCAAAATCATAGCTAGACAGATGCGATCCTCCACTGTTTGTGAACGATGTGTGAGGATTTTGACTCCTCTACGGGTTATCCGCTTCACAGTCGAAGCGAAGCCCATTTCGGCTGGAGCAACAACAGGATGTTCAGAACAGTGTCCTGCTATTTGCTTGCAACCTGGGTGTGAACAAACGGAAATTCCAGTCAATTGGGCATTTTTGTTTGCTACAAATGATTCTTGGAAATTCATATGTTCGTCGAATTGTTCAATGAGATACTGGACGACTAATTCCAAAGGAACGTCTTCCATTCGTCTTCCGTTGTGAAGAACAACTTCATAGTTACAGTTGTACCCCACTCTGGGTGATTGAACAGGTTTCTCGACTGTGATAAGCCACAAATCTTCTATAATTGGCGGAGGTTGACCCATATAATAATTGGCAACCTTGACACGACACAATCCATTGTTCTCTTCAGAAATCTGAAATTGTTGTCGAACTTTGACACTGAGAACAATGTCTTGTCGCCTTTGAAAAGACCAAGGATCCGCAGCTATTTCACTAGCTCGCAGATCTTTTTGATTTGTGGAAGTCACGGAAACTTGAAATTCTGGTATGACTTTACCCTTATCCTTGACATCAGACATGTTTACGGCTGTAGCTTGATTATTGGCTATTATGCGCAAATCATCAGCAAAATAATTTTCGTTCATATCTTTAGAAAAGGTAGGATCATCTAATTTAACGGCTATCATGTTGGATGTACATCCGTCCCAATACTTAAGCTTGCTGTCCCTGGTATATGTGGTTCCAGGGCCAATAGGCAAGTTTCGAGAGGTAAGGAGACATTGAATAATACAATCCATCATGGGTGACTTACCAACAGCAGAATCTCCACACAATTCTATCATGTATGGTCGCACTTTCGGAATTCCTCCGATGCGATTTGCTGCGTAATTCGCTAATAGCGCACCAATTTCGCTTTTGCGTTTAGCTAAAAGATTCTTCTCAAAAGAACTCGAAGAATTTTCTAATAACCGTTGCAAATTAGTGTGCAAAGATGTGAGACGTGAACGAAAGTCGATTTCTCGAACTTGCGCCACTTTCTCTAGGTTACCGTGTTCATATAGATCCCAAAGACGGATCATTTCATGAAACTCGGTATCCAAGTCGTATCCAGAAACTCCAACCAACAACAGGCGTGGTGAGCTAGTAGCCCACGCACAGTAGCCTGTTTCAATGAAATAGATTCCCAACTCGAATAAAACATCGAGAATTGTAGGTAAATCCATACTTTCTATTTTAGCTGGTTGAAAAAGTTTAAAACGCCCGATATTAAAAGTCACATTCGCTGCTTCGCACAGTCCAAATGCAACTAAAATACCTAATAGGCGTTCAATTTGAGTTTTGGTTTTACTTTGAGTCATAGTGCGCCAATCGGCTTGGCATTTCTTGAGAGCTATCAGCCAATCAGGCAAGTGAACATCACTTGTCTGGGCTTGAGCTGTCGTGTCAAGAACATTCTGTTGTAAATATTCAAGAATATCGGACCATGACTCGGTAGATCCGGATGCAAGTACATAAGTACCTATCAATCCTACTACCTGTTTCTGGGATGTTGCTAAACAAAGATTTGTCAACAACCCAGTAATCCTCCTGACTTCCATTGGTATATCTTGTGGTGTCAGGGCATCACCTTGTGAAGGTGGTGCCGACTCTACATAATGTAAAGCGGCTGGTGTGAAAAAGTTCCAAACTGCTTGCGAGGCAGTGATGCATGTGAGTCCAGAGCGGTTTCCCTCCGCGGATGAAAAGTTCATGCTTGATATGGAAATCAACTATCTGTATCAATAAGACAGTCATGCTATATTAACAGCTTCTTACAATGGCGTGGCGCTCAAATGGAATAAATTCCAGAGCAATACCGTAGTCCGCGGCCATTAGTTTGCGCGGTTTTACTTCGTAATGAAACTCCTCAAATACCTTTCAGTATGAGGTTTCACAGCTGACTAAGGTGTCGATAAAAGGGGTGGCACCCCCTCGCTATAATTACGTGTGGTTCATAATATGTACTAGAGGACTTGCTACTAACACGACAAACAAGTTACTACATAGTCTTACACTTCCGTCGCGGAAAAGCTATATGTTGTGTAGTTTTAATTTGTGAGCTTTTGGGTCTCTCAATATCGTAGGAATAAACACGCTCACGTCCTTTCGAGACGTGACTGTATTATGCGAATATCTAAGATGGCTCAGATCTTCTCTTATTACCTTGTGAGTCCGAGTCGTTACTAACTCAATCTTACTCTCTAAGATGAGTTTCGAACAAAGAGGGCCTAATTAAAGGCCAATGGAGAGGCATCTCCAAAATGATGTGATCTATCAGAAATTGATCAGTAAATCTTGGCACTGACGCGTGCCAAGTTTGCGCCGAAGCGCGAGCCCCATCCGAAGATGGGGCAAAGGCCGATTGTGAATCGGCAAGTGGGGACTGGCTACCCCAACATGTGACTTTAAAGAACTGTCACGTGAAATGTGTCGCTGAAACGTTGAATAGGGTACGGTGAATTAAAACCGCACCCAGGACAAGGTTCCTTGACATGTTAAAAACATATTAAGAAACGTTGAATAGGGGATGGTAAACTAACCATACCCAGGACAAGGTTTAAAACATGTTACATCAGTCAAACCCAAGAGGGGATACGGTTAACTACCGCACCCCAAATGAGTATGAGCGTCAGCTAACAATGTACCTCCTAGGAGAAATTCTCCTAGG